AAACCTTTGTTGTACAGACATTGGTACCTGCATAGCTGTAGGTACATTTTTACGTTTTAATAGATAAAATCCACTTCCAAATAATAGAATTACTGTAAGAAGGTAATAAAGTGGATATTTTTTCTTTTTTTCTTTTTCCATTTTATCAATATCCTCCTTATCTGGAAGCTTTTTAACATTTACGTTAAGTTCATCTATCTTCCCGATAAGTTTATGTAAAGCCTCAAGAATTTGAACTTCTTTGTTTATAGGTTTTTCTTTTACGTCTATTGTCGTAACTTCTAATGTCATGAACCATTCCGAATTGGGTTGTAGTTTTACATAATCACCATCACCCTGTTGTTCATAGATTTCAAAATCGAGTTTTTTAATCGATATAGGGTTAAATAAAGATGTCGGTCTATTAAAAGATTTCCACTGTTTATCGTGTAGTTTTAAATTACTAGAACCGTCAAATGATCTTTCCAAGGGTATGCGTGCAAACACTTCACCCTTTCGTTCATTTAGAATCTGTGCAACTTTTGGTACGTCTTCGCAAATAATATCTAGGTACTTTGCACCATTAGATGTACCAGAACTACTTGTACCTACTTGTGTTACATAAAAATCAACAACCTTTAAACCACATACCTTACTTATATCTGTTATATGTGTATTAGATGAAAGTTCGAGGTTAAAAGAAAAGGTATTATTTGTACCTGTAACAAAATTTGAATCTATTGTTATATACTGAATCTTTTTAGGTAACTCCTGGAGTGAAACCATATTATATTTAGTATATAAAAAAATAAACATAAATAATAGCATGTTTTCGTTTTACTCTAGTATATCTCGCTTATTGGGTTCAAATACACAAACGTTAAAAAGAACAGAATCTCGTGTATCATTTCACCAAGATGTTATGAATAAAGAAAATATATACTCTCATACGAACAAGATTGTATCAAAAAATGATACCGGTGAGATTGTTATTTTAGAATATTCAAAACATGATAAGGAATTTGTTCATTATAAACCTAAGTATTTCAAATATAAATAAAGAAATAAAAACAATAATAAACAAATGAAATGGACTACATACACTTACACACACACGACTACAAAATTGCTTTCTGTCAAGCGACAAATGAACTCTGTGAAGACGTTCAAAGGATTATATGGGAAAAATCTCAAAAATACGAATACGAAAACCTTGTGTGTCCAGGAGCCCCGGAAAAACAATCACGAAATACACGATTCTCAAAAGAAAGACTCGAAACTTTGGCCAGAAAATGGAAAGAAAAATGGGGTGAGCCAACTTTACCAACGTATGAAAACACTGGCATATGAAGAGTTTTGTTATGACGATTTTAAACGTGAAGAATACGATTCGTATTCATTGGTTTTGTACAGAACATTGTTGAATGAACTAGAATACGAAAGGCGTAATTTGAAATACATAAACCTTTTCGGTGAAAAATGGAGAAAAATGTCTAGAAAACAAGATAATTTTACACACGAAGATAGATTAACTGAAATTCAAGTTCGTATATACGAATCAGTTAACAGATGTGAAGAATTTCTCGATAAAGAACGAGAATTTAAAAAAAAATATTTTAACGATGAAAATATTAACATCGATATCATGTATTAGATACTTAACGAATAAATTGTAATGTATAGTAATTAATGTTAAATATAATAAATCCTACACAAAAAACACTTAGAATTTCGTGTCCAGTTAAAAGAAAAGAAGGTATAGCAGAATATGAACAAATAAAGACTAAAATTAAAAAAACGACTCTGAGATACGGAGCTGCGATCTCGACGTACCATTTTATTTTTCATACACCTGTTGACGGTATATCTGCAAGTTTAGGTACAATAGCATCATGTATATACGTAGATTCGCTTTCATCTTACGTCGATAATATTGGAAAAACACCAGGTTTAAATAAAAGGTTATTAGTACCTACATTTCTTGCTTTAGGAGAATCGGTATGGAATTCCTCGAGTTTACCTTTTGATTTTAACATGGGTGCGACACTTTTTGGATTCTTAGCGTATAAAATGGCCTTTTATCAAATAGTCGCAGAGGAAATATTAATAGCTAACGAAGACCTAAGTGATATAGATAACATGTAAAATATAAAAAATATAAAAATGTCTGTCTTTTATCAATTGTTAAAAAATACCACTGATCTTGAACAGGTCGTGGAAATGGATGAACTTTTCTCTACTATCGCAAGTGATGGGAAACTGGATATGGAAATTTGGGGTCTTAAACCCAATGAAGATTTCCCTATTGAGTGTAACCCTAAGGAATTCAATTATATTGGTTACATTGGTTTGAGTAAAATCGAAGACCGTGACGATATTCGTTTCATTGAGTTTATTCACGAAAACAAAGGATGTAGTGGTATTATTGAACCATTTATCGATATGGTTTCGAAAAAGTTATCTACAAATAAAAAAGATACGATTCTTATTCCTCGCGTTGTTCGTAGCAATAAGAGTGATTTCTGGACTAAATATTTGAGTAAATACTTTACCGATATTAAATCGGGTGAAAAATTTATTATGAAAAATAAATTATCTCACAAAGATTTACATTGGAATGAGCTTACAAAAACTTTACCTTCTAAGCCTGATGAAACTATGAACGAAGACCCACAAAAAACAATGGTTAAATAAAATGTAATCATACTTAAACAATTAGACTTTTAATATTATATATACAAACACAAACACAATGCCTTATCTCACACAAGAATTATTAAAAAACTGTACGTCCCTCATTAAACTTAACCATTTAGGCGATCTATGTTCCGATCTTTGTGGCTATAATACAGAAGTTTATGGTCTAAGAGCGGAATTTGGGTACCCGGAACATTTAATTTCAAAAAACAATAAAAATTACATTGCATACATTGGTATTCATAAAAAAAAAGTAAAAACTTCTTACGGCGAAGCACACTTCGTTACATTTTTTCACGAACCTAAAGACTATAGATCTGAAAAAGAAATTGACGTTGTAAACTACATGTATAATATTTATATGGATGAAAAAACGGAAGAATTGTTTGAAGATGATAACGATTCTAACGTTGAACTTTTTCCGTATAATATAACTCGGAATAAACTTGGTTATTGGAAATGGTTATTTGAAAACGATTGGGGTATTTTAGATAAAATTGATTTAGACAACTTAATCGATGATTATGAAATCCAAGGGTATGTTAAATGGGAAGAACTTTACTCTATTTTACCTGAAAATATCGACGACGATACTATTCAGGATTTCGAGAGTGAAGATGAAGAAGAAGAAATCGATAGTGAAGAAGAAGAAACGGATGAAGATATCGAAGAAGGTGAAATTTTGAGTGAATACGAAGCTTAAGTTAAAATAAAATAAAAAAATAAATAAAAACGAAAAAAAATGCGTCCAAATTGTCCTTACGAAAAATGTTATTGCAGAGCCGGTAAAAACGGTTTTTGTTTAAAACATAAAGAAATCGGTGAAGTTATAGAAGCTTTACTTTTACTTTCAAAACCTATAATTAAAAAATAAAATATAAGACTTAGTAATAATGTCGAGTGTTAATACACTTCATAAAATAATGACATTTATAGATGAACATTCGGATAGTATATCTGAAGGTGATTATTTAGACATGTGTAATAAATTAAGCGAGGTGTATAAAAATGAACAAACAAATACGTATAATCGTAACCGTGTATTACCTCGCAGCTTACAAAATGATCCGTACGATACTATATACGAAAGGTGTATGGTACTCGTTAGAAAAAGAAAAGAAATTAAAAAATTATTAATACAAACAAAATTAAGACGCCGTATAACTTCTCGTTTCAAAATAGAAGCACTTACTGCGTATTGTAGCGCCTTAAATTTACCTTTATGTGTTACTATAGAAGAATTACAGAGTATTGGTCACGCTTCTAATAGTAAAGAGTTTTTCACAGATTATATGCGTATAATTAATGAACACACAAGAGGTTTACAGAATGGTTATATTGTAGAATTAGACAATATCGAACTCGAAATGGAAAACATTTGTAATTTTATGAATGCAAATAATAGAATTATAGATGCATTTTATGATATAAATGTGAATATACCAAACCTTAGTTGAGTTTTTTATTATTTTTTTTTAAGATATTAAAAATGGATGAACTTACAAATTTAATGCGTCTTATTGACTTGAATTCCGAGATAATACCTGAGGGAAATTATCTCGAAATGTGCAACTCGATAAAAAAGGTACACGAAAGCCTTTCAAATCCGAATTCAAATTGCGATTCTGATTCTGATGAAGAATTTGTTATGAGAGAAATAATGATCGATAATACTCTTGTACCACCCGTACCATTTTCTACTGAACGTAGACCACATCGTTATAGATATTACGAGGAAAGTGACGATGACGATGATAACGTTTTCGCACCCGAACCGGATGAAAGAGAAAAATTGTTAAATTATGTTAACTCTTTAATAATACC